AGTCCGCCGCATGTAACGCTACCGAGCGCAGCGCTACAGGCGCGGGCGCACGAGGGTCAGCTTGCATATGACGTAAGGGTGCGGTTATGTAACAAACACGCTGCAGTCGCTGCGTTGCAAGTGCTTGCAGCGATTGACATTGGGTCTCCCAGCGATTGACACTGGGTCTCCCGGAGAACGAACCGGACCCCCCGGTCGAAATCGACGCCGGTGCAGCGTACTACACACCTGCTCGTAAATATGCTGGGGGACATGTTAAGCTACGTAGTCTGCTGTCTTTCCTGAAATGGACTCGGCGGGACTGTGAAGAGCAGCTTGCGGAGCTATGACGAATGGTACCCGCCGCAACGAGAGAAACGACACCAAAGGTGGATCCGCAGAGGATGAGCTTGACGGTGGACGCCGAAATGCGTCGGCTGCTAGTCGAGGCAGAGGCGGCCAGTGGGGAGCGGACGGCCAGCAAGGCGATCAGGTGGGCGTTGCAAAAGGCCCTCACCCCGATCCCGAGCGTAACACTGGGGTTGAAAATCATCCATTGGGCCGAGGGCCTGGTGTTTGCGACGGAGAAGGACAAGCGGGAGTTGAGGAGCTTGGTCAGGGAAATGTACGAGCTTCTGAAGTGACGTACTTTTCCCTGGAATCCGCAGTCGGGCGGTGGGAATTCGCTTGACGGCAGGCGAGGGGGTGGTTGAATGGTGGACATGACCAGCCGCCGCCCGTTCACAGCCGACCGGATTCTGCGTGCAACAACCTTCCGTAAGGCCGCCGCGGAGATCCGCCGGCTGCGGGCGATGCTACGTGATGCGTCGGCTACCCACGCCGAGTTGATCGAAGCCCACAAGACTATGGACGCTCGCTGTGCCAGGGCTGAGGCGAAGGTGCGAGGGACGGAAGCCGTCGAGAAACAGTTGGCGGCTTACCGTGACGCGATCAACGTCCTTCACGGTGGAATATGAACTGGCGCATGGCCGTCCATTGGTGTCGCTGCCTGCTCGGGGGGTTTTCGGCTTTCGAGCGGGTCGTCGTACGTACGAACAGGTCTGCGTACGTACGAGGGCAGGACAACCACCCCTGCCGGCTGAAGCTCGACCATGAGGCGTTGTGCGACGTGGTGCATGGCCACCGGGGCGACATCAACATGCTCCGCGAATGGCTGGGCCGGTTGGAGAAGCGGGTCGATCAGGCGTGGCAGATGGGCTACGAGCGTGGCCAGCGGGACTTGCTGGTGAAGATCAAGGAAGGGGAAACGACCTGATGGACAACCCGCCAGCCAAGGTCGATGCCGCCCCACGCGAATCTCATCTCGGTCCATGTGTCGGCCGTCACGTTCCGGTGGACACGCCGTGCATCTACGGTCCAAACGGCGGCCCAGCGGACGCAATCTTTTTGAAGAGTCGCCAGTGCCGTAGCTGCCAGATCCGAGACGTTAACCAGAAAGCAGCATTTCGACCTCAAGTACCAGAGGCCGATCTTCTGATTCCCAAGTCGTGGGCAGACTTGCCGAAAGCGGTCACTGCCGCCGACATCAAGGCCGAGTTGCTGTGGGCGCACGCGAATGAGCGGAACATTGAGCAACGGCCGGGAAAGGCTTCCCTGATCTACTGGGGCCGATGCAGCGATCCGCCGACTTGCTCCGCGCAAAGTGTGCTGGAGTTCGCGGACACCAATCACGCGAAGTTCATGGAGCAAATCTTCAGGCTCACAGTGGACGAAGACCCGGACAAGGACGACGCGGAGCTTGTGCGGGAAGAAAAGAAAAGCATCGCCGAGGTCCAGCGGCTGCTTGAGAAGTTTGCGGAGGTCTGATGATCGACACGCCGTACTTCTCCCTCGCCCCGCGCGAACCGGCCGCCAACATCCAGTGGCGGATCAAGCTCCGTCGTGCTGCTCTGCATGACCTCGAAGTTCGCAAGGCGGTCAAACAGGCGTGTCTCGACGATCCGCTGTTTTTCTTCATGGCGTGCGCGTGGCTGATAGAACCCCGCGGCAAACACAAGAAGATGCCCTTCTGTCTCTGGGACGTTCAGATTCCCGCGATCCTGGTGTTGGTCGAATCGGTCATCGACGGCAGCCTGGACCTGGACAACGCGATCGACGTGATCTTCGACAAGTCGCGGACCATGGGCGCGACATGGATGTGCCTCTACGTGCTGCTGTGGTTCTGGCTCAAAGACCCGTTGCACAAGGGCGGGATCATTTCGCGGACACTGGAAGCCGTCGAAAAGAGGAAGGATCTTGGGACACTGATGCCCAAGCTCGACTGGGCCATTGGAATGCTCCCGTTCTGGCTGCGGCCGGAAGGGTTCAATGCCAAGCGGGACCGATCACAGGTTGACCACACCTGGCACAACTGCGAGCTTGACGGGGTTCTCGCCGGAACGGCCTGCACTCCAGAAGCATTCTCAGGCGACCGGCAATCGGAATTGTTCTGCGACGAGGCCGCCAAGTTTGACCACGAGAACTTCGATGCCTTCCTGACTTCGACCCAATCCGTTACCAACGTCCGCTGGTTCGTCTCCTCGCACTACGGAGACAGCGGCCCGTTCCACGATATGGTGTTTGGCGAGAGGTGGGAACCCTCGGGGAAAATCTTCCCGCTGGGCGGATCGGGTGTGTACCGCAACTCCACCGGCGGTATCAAGGTCATTCTGGACTGGAAGGACCACCCAACGCACGGGCGACTCGCCTATCGCTTCGTGAACGGGCAAGCGGTGGCGGTGGATCCAGCCGAAGCGGCTGCCGTCGCCAAGTACATCGCCGCCAACAGCGCCAACATCGAGAAGCTTCGCCGTAAGCGGTTCATCAAGGAAGGTCGCATTCGATCCCCCTGGCTTGACCACAAGTGCCTCCAGAAAGGCGCGACACCCCAGGGGATCGCCCAGGACATTGAGCGCGATCCGCGGGCAACGGTGGGCAAGATGTTTCCGCCGGAAATTCTGGACGACATGGCCAAGCACTGCCGCCCGCCGCTTTGGCAGGGGGACGTGATCGTTCGGGACGGGAATCTGCATTTCATCGAGCAGGATCATGGGCCGCTGAAGTTCTGGGTTCCGTTCACATTGGAAGAGGGATTTCCCAAGGGCCGGTACTGCTTTGCTATCGACCCGGGGACCGGGATTGAAAGCATTTCGACCGGCAACTCCACGATCTGCGGCGCGGATGCAGCGACGGGTGAACAGGTGCTGGAGTGGAACAAGCAGCTTTCTGAGACGCGGTTGGCCGATCTGGCGGTTGCCCTGGCGACGTGGGCATGGGATGCGCTGCTGATCTGGGAGGCGCAAGGTCCATGCGGGAAGCGTTTTGCGATCCGAGTCATGGATGAGCTTGGGTACTGGAACGTGTGGAAGCGGCCGGCGGTCAAGAAGCCGCCAGGCTACCACAACCCCGACCAGTACGGATGGAACAACAACAAATTCGCCGACAAGAAAGACCTGTTCGAGGATCTGTACTGCGCCATGGACGACGAAGAATTCATACCCCGTTCGGAGGAATTGATTGCCGAATGCCGTGGCTGGGAAGTCGAGGAAGACGAGAAGACGAAGAATCCGAAGGCGGTCTATCACGGTCCAACCGGGCATGGTGACCGGGCCATTGCGGGGGGTATGTGCAACAAGGCGATGAAGGAGTTGGGGGAGAAATCTCTTGACAAAGGTAGGGTATCAGCGCAAGATGACGACGATGAGTGGACAATCGCTGGGCGGATGGCCCGCCGAAAGGCCGCCGAAGAGAGTGGGAAAAACGACATTTTCGCCGGTTTCCGAAGGGGAAGAGGAGTTTACCGATGACCGAGCCAGTGACCATTGGCGGGGGTTGGAAGGCGTTGAACACGGCCACGGGCGTTATCGTCCAGGCCGAAATGGGGTTGATCCACGTCTTCGGCGAACAGGTGGACGCGGACGGCAACTTTACGACGCTGGAAAACGCCGGGCCACCTCTTCCCCCTACCAAGGTGATTCCCTCCGATGGGCCGTCGCATATCGCGGCTTTCCTGAAAGAGACCGAGGGGCGGGATTTCAGCAACAGCGGCATTTACGGCCCGCTGGGCGCCACGATCAAGAAGCTCCGCAAGGCGATTTTTACAGTGGAACCGAACACGGAGCTTGAAGACACGTTCGGCGAGTTCCTGGCGGCGGGCAACCACGACCGGCACGGGTCAGTTGCGGCGATCGTGGACTTGAATTCCAAGCAACTCGACGCCCTCAACAGGCACTTGGACAGCGGCGATGTGGCCGATCTGTACCACGCGATCGAAAGTCTGGTGGTTGCCAACGCGTCCGGCGAGAACACCGTGGAGGATGCCGAGCCGGAGTTGGCGGAAGCGAAATGAAGTGGGGTTGAGGAGTGGTGCCTCAGAGGGCTCATAACCCTCGCACGCTGGTTCGAATCCAGTCCCCACCATTCTAAGGGTAGCACAAAATTGGAAGCCTGTGAGACGTCTACCGCCCCTGAGTGCTGACCTTGGAGTCAGAACAGGGGCGGCTAATTTGATCTTTACCAACCCATAGAAGCAACTGACCTGAGCCCGGCCAGGCGAGGGAACCAGGGGCGCAGTATCAAGGCAGCGTGGTGCCACGACACCATGCTGCCTTTTTTATTGCGCCTGCTTCTTTTTTCACAGTCGCCATGATCGACCCGCACGATCCAAAAGACCGCAGCCGTCTTTGGTCCGCCATCAAGCGGAGCCGGGACACCATGGATCTGTTCGACGCCGATCGGACGGAAATGCTGCGGGACTTCGCCGGGCCGCTCTACTCGCCCTACAACCCGCGGCTGATTCCCCGCTACGTGAATCGGCTGAACCGCACGGCCACGACCTACACGACCTGGTGCGCGTTCAACAATCCCAAGTGCAAGATCGACAGCTTCGATCAGTCCTTGTGGCCCGAGTGTCTTAGGCTGCAAGGGGCCGTCAACAAGTCGGTCAAGAACATCGACTTCAAGACCACACTGCGGGAGTGCGTGCTGGACGCCTTCTTTCTGATGGCCTGTGCCAAGGTCCGCATGGCAGACGCCGGGGTCAAGCAAGTCGATGGCTTCCCCAACCTGTGGATGGACATGGGCAAGCCCTGGGTGGACCGGATCAGTTTCTCGGATTTGATTCTGGACCTGCCGGGCAAGAGCCTGCGGTCAATGCGGTTCTACGGGGACCGCTACCGGGCCAACTGGAACGAAGTTCGGGAGCGGGATG